CTCGCCGAATTTCCGCTAAACCTTCCTTGGTTTTTGGATCAGGTCTTTTCAAATTGGCATTGCTTGAAACAATCTCGATATTTTTATAGCCATCCATATCAGGTTGCTCTTGAACTGGAATTGTTGTTACAACTCCAATTGATCCAACCAAAGCTGATTGATTAACAAATATCTTCTCAGTGGCACTTGCTAACCAATAAGCAGCCGATGATCCATTTCGTCCAATATAGGAATAGATTGGCTTTTTTGATCTTCCCTTAAAAATCATCTCAGCCATTTCAAATGGGCCAACAGCAACACCACCAGGAGAATCAATATCTAATAAAATTGATGTAACCTCATCACTATTTAAAGACTCGCTAAAATCCTTGGCTAAATCTTCTAATGAAGTACCGCCAGCAAATAAGCTAAAAAGGGTTGTTCTGGCTGTTATTACTCCGTGAATTGGAATAATTGCTGTACCATCTCTAATTGAAACCGATCTGCTATTGTTTAGTGGCTTTTCTGATCTGGTTGAGAGTGATTCCTTTGATATCGCTTTCAAATAATCAGGTTCAATTGCCCAGTATTTACCTATTTTAAAAAGGTCATTCATCTGCTTTTTCTAAATTGATATTTTCATGTTTTGTTTGATCGCTAATGCCAGCTTCTTGCTTTAAGGAATGTTCCTTTAAAATTTGTGGATATTTCCTCTCCCAATCACCGCCAGTTAAAATAGCGGTTTCTTCAGCTAGAGTAGAAATACCCATATTTACACGAAGCTCTGCTGCTTTAACTTCTTTTAGCTGATCAATCTGACCTCTTGGCGGGCCAATCCACTGAGCTCCTAAATATGCATTTTTTATTATTGGATTATTGAAAAACCCTGGAGCTTTAAGTAATCCTTTAGCAATAGCTTCACTAATTACCATTTCATAAACTGGCTGGCAAAGTTGTATTGCTAGCCAACTTCTTCTTGATGAGAAAAACTTCCATGCTTCAACAAGTGCTGCTTGTGCTGCTGAATAGCTTGCTGTGAAATGTTTTATTAGAATCTCAAAGGGAAGTTCTAAAGCCACACCAACTTGTCTTAATATTGCTTGCACAAAAGGATCAAATGCTTGATTTGGTCTTTTAGGATCAGCAATTTCAATATTTTCATTAGGTTGCAAATCAAGAATTGCACCTGGTGCTAATTTATAATCACCATCATCCCTTCTTCCGCCAACTTCATCCAAAGGCGTCATTGGTGACAAACCTTCTTCATCTTCTGATTTAACAAAAACAGTAAACATGGCAGATATTACCGCTGACATAATTTCAGCTTCAGTGTAGCGATCTAATTGTTTTAAGCTTTCAATTACTGGTGCTAAATATGGAACTCCTCTTGTAAGCCCTGGTCTGATTCGATTAAAAATATGAAATACCTGTCTATTATCATATTTATCAAAGGCAGGGATTTTTACATATTTTTTACTTTTCTCAGATTGGTAATCATCCGGATGCTGATTACAGATATTATAAGCAATCGGCGCTCCATTTTTATCAACCTCAACTCCAGCAATTAACTTTTCTGTGTTAGTTTTATAATCAGGATTAGAAACTCGATCTGCTTCAACTAACTGTAAGCTAAGATCAATTAACTTATTTGACCTGGGGATAGTTCTTTTGATTATGAAAATATCACCACTTTCTAAAACTGATCTTAAAATTAGATTTTGAATCTCACTAAAAGTTTGAGATCTAGTAATATCGCAATCTGTATTTTCTGCCCAATTTCTAAAAATTCGCTCAGCATTTCTTTCAAATTTATCAAACCCAGATTCATCCTTAAAAAATGGCTTTAGAACTTCACGATCAATATGAGATTGAACCTTTAAGCCAGTACCAACAACATTGGTAACAACTGTATTTATAGCGCCACAGGCAAGAGGTGCATTTCTAATTAAATCACGAGATCTTTCTCGAAGCGAAGGTAAATCAGGCAATGTAACATTATCAGCAGATCCATCAGTGATATCCCAACTTTTGGTTTGTCTGCGATCACGCCTTGCGCCAACATATCCTCCAGCAATAGAAAGTCTGGTTCTGGCCTCTAATCTTTTTAAACCTTTTTCAGGACTAAAATAAGATATGGTTTTATCTAGCCAGTTATCAGAAATTCTTAATTTTTTGCTCATGTTGGAGTTATTCCTCTTATTCTAATCCCGCCTCGTTTTTTTCTTTTAATTTGAACCAAAAGTCTTTTTTCTCGTTGTTCTAAAATTGCCAAATCTGCCTTTTTTACTCTTTGGCCATTATAGCTCGCTTCTTGAGCATTATTTAAAACATCCGAGATGGCTTGCTGGACTTCCGTTAATTGTTCTTCTAAAGATTTCATGAGGCTAATTTATTCCTTTACTGCGAACTCGTCTTGTTCGTGAAACTCTGGCAATTTTCTGAGTTTGAATATCAGGCTCAGATTCACGAAGAGGAATTTCTGCTAATTTGTGAGCAAGTTTGTTTAAATCTAATTTCCAATTTCTAACTAAACCACGAAGTGCTGCAAAAGCATAAACTCTGCAATCTAATCCTTCTGTTGCCTGACCTTCCTTCCTTGGTTGCCAGCTTCTCACTGGTCTGCCTTTTACATATTTGGTTTTTACAACCTCAGAAGTTATTTGATTAAACCATTCTTGATCTCGCTCTATTGGAAAATGCCAATAACCAGCACCTGATTTCTCAATACGAAGTCTTTGCATTAAGGTTTCTTTGGCGTCATTTACACCAATTACATAAACTGGTTTTTTGAGTCGTTTATTTTGACTTGCTCTTACTGGCCAGATTGGAACTCCATTACCATTAGAACTTCCCTTTATGGCAAAGATTCTTTTATGTTTTCTCTCATCGCAGTAATTGATGACATGATCTGTGTAATGACCACCAGAATCTACAGCCGCAGCAGTAATTGGAAAGTTCCCCAGATTTCTGCTATGAATAAAAGTATGATTTAAAATTTTATCCAAATCACTCCATAAATCTGGGGTTGATGGGTCGCCATAAATTACCTGATAATCAAGCGACCATGATTCTTCATCTTTTCCCCAGCCGACAATTTCTAATTCTAATCTGTTATCCTGAACATCAACGCCAGCAGTAATGATTGCTACATCTTTTGGTAAATATTTGCCAAAATTTTCTCTTCTTTTTAATAAGCCTGTTGGATCGATAGCTTCTCCACTCATATCTTCCCAGGTTTCTGCTAATTTGGTATTTGTCCAAACCTGTAGCCTTGGTGGATCTTTATGAACCTCGGCAAATTCCTTTGCTATATCGCCCCAACTTACCCAACCATGAGGTGAATAAAGTGATGACAGATGAAAAGATACGACCTTTTTATCAGCGTTACTCGCAGTTGCTATCCATTTACCATTTTTAAGGATTTCTGCTTTTTGATGATCCTGCCAATGTGATTTACATTTTTTGCATTCATAATAGGCATTTTCTGGATCACCTTTTGGCCATTTAACATTTTGCCATTTTAATATTTGAAACTCACCACAATCAGGGCAAGGAACATAATAATATCTTTGATCTCCCTCTAAAAATGCAGTTTCAATACGACTATAATTTTTAATAGTCGGAGTTGAGATCATGAATATTTTTCTATTAGAAAATGTCGCAGTTCTTTGAATTGCCAAATTTACAGGATCACCTTCAGATGCTGCATCATCAGGATAGCCGTCAATTTCATCTAGGAATAAATATCTAATTGGCATTGATCTTAGTCCAACTGCTGAATTAGCTCCAGTTAAAATTAAAACCCCACCAGGAAATTCCTTCATCAGCATTGTATTGCCAGAATCTCTTGATCTTGGATCATTGACCTTATCCTTAAGAGCTGGGCAATTCTCAATTGCAGGATCAATCCTCATTTTTGAGGTTCTTTTTGCAGTTTCAACTGTTGGATTAACAATTAACATCGGCCCTGGGGCGTGATGAATTACAAATCCCATCCAGTTATTACCACATTCAGTACCACCAATTTGAGCTCCCTTCATGAAAATTACTTTTTCACAAGGGTTGCTTGGTGATAGGCAGTCCATGATCTCCTTTAAATAAGGAGTTCTATCAGTTCTCCATGGTCCAGGCTCGCTTGAAGAAATTGAAGTTAAAATTCTGTGATGATCTGCCCACTCAGAAATATTAAAATTTGGATCTGGTTTTAATCCCGCTCTAAAGCTCTTAAAATATAGATCATCATACATCATTTTTAGATAATTCTTCTAAAGCTTTAACTATTTCTGTTTTTAAAATTTCCTTCATTTCAAAAATATCAGTTTTTCCAACTAAAGCAGGAATAACTCGATCAGGAATATTTAACATTCGATCTCTAGTCATTCTAGCAGCATTAAAAGCTGATATTTTTACCTCATCTACCGAGATTAATTTTTTAGATTCTTTCTCAAATTGCAGCCTGGTTAATTTAGCATTATAGGCTTCTTTTATGGCTCTACTTTGTTGATAGCTAGGGCCAACCGATAAAGGATTAGAAGGAGAGGAAATATTACTAATTTTTTCTTCGGTCTGTTCCTGATTCTCGGTTTTTTTAATTTGAGCTGGATCAGTATTTTTTGACCATTCTTTATCCGCTAAATCAGGATCAATTTTACCATTATCTTTTTTGCTAATTCTTCCTTGTTTTATTGCTTTTCTAACCGCTCCTTCAGTTACTCCTCGATGTTTTGCATAAGCTCTGATTGAGAGTTCCATATTTCTTCATAATTCTTGAATTTCTTTGATTATTTTTTAACTAATTAACTTGATAGACAAAAGGTAGGAAGCTATAATATACAAGGCTTTAGAGCTTATTTATTAATCAATTAAATGAATAAAAAATGTCAAATTTACCTGCAAAAGAGCGCATCAAAAAATATAACTCTGATATATCTGAAATGATCCAAAAATTAAGCAAATTTCATGAAGAAAATTTAAAGTTTCTTAATGATTTT